TCACGGCGAAAGCCATTGAGCGTTATTCGTTCGGCTGCTCGAACTTCCGCGCTGGCTGGGGTTCGCAGGGCGCGTCGTAAGATTGTTAGGGGGGAGGTTGGCCTAGCGCTGTCCTCCCCCTCAAACGAAGGAAAGTACTATGGCGAAGACCAACTTCTCCGGCCCGGTTGTATCGGATAACGGTTTTCTGACCGGCAACGCCACGACCTCGCCGGGTATCTACTCGGGCGCAGGCGCTCCGACGATCTCGGCTGCCAAGGGTTCGCTTTACCTGCGCACTGACGGCACGACCACTAACGACCGCGCGTACATCAATACGAACGGCTCGACGACGTGGACCTCGATCACTACGGCTGCGTAAGCAAAAAGGACGCGGTTATATGCGTGCTAAGAAGGATTTCCAGTTCAAGGCTGAACACAAGAATCCGAAGGGCGGCCTGAATGAAAAGGGCCGTGCAGCATATAACCGCGCCACCGGATCTAATCTGAAAGCCCCGCAGCCGGAAGGCGGATCGCGTCGCGATAGCTTCTGTGCGCGCATGAAGGGCATGAAGAAGAAGCTCACCTCGGCTAAGACGGCTAACGACCCGGACAGCCGGATCAACAAATCCCTCAGAGCGTGGAACTGCTGATATGCGTGGAAAGAAAAACTGGATTGCCGGCGCTATCAAGAAGCCCGGCGCTCTTCGCAAAGAACTCGGCGCTAAGCCCGGCAAGCCGATCCCGGCTGCTAAGCTCGAAGCTGCCGCTAAGAAGCCCGGTAAGCTCGGCCAGCGTGCCCGCTTTGCCATGACCCTCAAGGGGATGAAGTAATGCCTGACGCAGTAAACACGCAGACCCTGTTCGACGGCGACAGCCAAGCCGTCATGAAATTCAACAACGTCTCGGACGGCACCGGCGAAACCGCTGTGCTGAAAGTGGACGTTTCCGCTCTGAAGGCAAACTACATTGGCAAGGAATGCACTGGCGTCGACATCCGTCGTATCGTCGCTTCCGTCAATGGCATGTCGGTTAACATCCTGTGGGATGCCACGACCGACGTGAGCGCTTTCATCCTGTCGCCCGGTATGTACACGCTGGACTTCGATACCACCACGATCCTCCGTAACAACGCTGGCGTTGGTAAGAACGGCGATATTCTCTTCACGACCGTTGGCGCGAGCGCTGGCGACACCTACAGCATCATCCTCGAGATGACCAAAATCTACGCACAATAGGAGCTTTGAGATGATCACTCGTGCATATCAGAACGCAAACGGCGAACGTCAGGAAATCACTCTTTCCGCTGAAGACTGGGCCGCTTTGACCGAAGCTGATCTGGCAAACATGCTGGGTGCTCCGAAGAAGGCTGAGAAGCCTGCCAAGGCTGCTAAGGCTGAAGAAGCTCCTGCTGCTGAGGCGGAAGCCAAGGCTGAGTAATGCGAGGCCGCAAACAATCGCGCGTAAACGAGGCCGGGAACTATACCAAGCCCGGCCTGCGCGAGCGTTTGTTCAATAGCATTAAGGCGCGCGAGACGCACGGTACGAAGGCAGGGCAGTGGTCCGCGCGCAAGGCACAGCTGCTGGCTAAGGAATACAAAGCCAAAGGCGGTGGCTATGCCGATTAGAAAGCCCCAGCAATCCCTCAAGGATTGGACTAAGCAGAAGTGGACGACCAAGTCCGGTAAGCCCTCCAGCAAGACTGGTGAGCGCTAGCTGCCGCAGGCTGCTATTAAATCGCTGACGCCGGCTGAATATGCTGCTACAAGCAAAGCCAAGCGCGAAGGCAAGAAGGCTGGAAAGCAGTTTGTAGCCCAGCCAAAAGCCATCGCGAAAAAGACGGCGAGGTTTAGATGACCACTTCTGGCACGTATACGTTCGGTGACACCGAGCAGATCGACATCATTACGGAAGCCTATGAGCGTGTGGGGCGAAACCCCGGCACGCTGTCTTCCAATGACATCGATAGTGCGCGCCGTTCGATCAATTACATGTTCTCGGATTGGGCCAATAACGGACCCAACCTGTGGGCCGTCGATCTCCAGTCCATCGTCCTGACTCCGGGCACACTGTATTACGATCTGGAACCGCGCACGGTTTCGATCCTGCAGGTTTATACGCGCACCACATCGGGCGGGATTAACACAGATCTCATGATGTCGCCGATCAGCCGCGCTGAATATGACGCCATTCCGAACAAGGCGCAGCTTGGGCAGCGCCCGTTCCAGTATTATTTCCAGCGCACGATCACGCCGCGCCTGTATATCTGGCAGGCTCCTCAGAGCGCTGGTGTCACACTTTTCTATCACCGTATGAAGATCCAAGAGGATGCGGGCGCATTCACTGACAGCATGGACGCCCCGAACCGTTGGATGGAAGCAATCGCCGCCGGTCTGGCTGCGAAGCTCGCAGTCAAGTTTGCACCTGATCGCCTCGAATTCCTTCAGGGCCTCGCCGATGGCGCGTATAATCGCGCCGCAGCTGAGGACCGTGAGCGGGTTCCGCTTCGCATTACCATTGATCCGACCGGGGGTTACTGATGCAGTACGCATTTGGACAGGGGCGGAAACGTAGAACCCAACCAGAATTCGACGCAAAGAACCCAAGAGCAGTTGCCATCTGCGACGGCTGCGGGTTCCTCATCCAGCACGACCACCTCCGCGAGAAGAAAGACTATCGTGGCGGCACGGTCCCTGTTGGCCTTGGCATTTACGTTTGCGCTTCTTGCGATGACGTTCCTCAGCCTTACTATCGCCGACTGCTCCTTCGCGCAGATCCTATTCCAGTAAGGAATCCACGTCCTGACTCTCAGGATGCGCAGACGGATGCTCAGGAAGCGGCGGCCAACGCATACTCGCTTTATCTCAACCAGCTATACGGACTCGCATAATGGCAAACGTAAAGATCCCTGACCTTACAGCGGCCTCTACACCGCTTGCTGGCACCGAGCTGGTTGAGATTGTCCAGAGCAACTTCAGTCGCAAGGTGGCGGCCTCTGACATCGCTGCCACAGCTACGAACGTCCGAACGGTTGCGACTGGCGGTACGGGTGCTGCGACGCTTACAGGCTACGTCAAGGGCAATGGCACGTCGGCTATGACGGCGAGCGCTACTATTCCTTATGCTGACATGGCTGGGCGCGCGTACATTTCCGCCCTCAGCACAGCTGATCAGACTGGCAACGTATCAGCTGCGACGGCTTTGACGTTTAGTTCGACGGTCTTTTCAGACGGAATCAGCATTGTCGCCAGCACGCAGATTACATTCACTGCTGCTGGAACTTACATGCTGGCTCCAAGTGTTCAGTTTGTGAACTCAGCGGGATCTGACTACGATGTGACGATTTGGTTCCGTAAGAACGGCACCAATATCGCCAACTCAGCATCGATTATCACGGTGCCAAAGCAAACAGATGGCGGTGCTGCGCTGTTCCAGATCGTGCTTTATGAGCAGGTGACTGCTGGTCAGTACATCGAAATCATGTGGCTCCCAGAAAACGTCGCCGTTACAGCGGAGGCGACTGCTGCTGGCGCGATTGCTCCCGCCATCCCATCGGTTATTCTCTCAGCTGAACGGATCGCCTGATGCTTGAGGAGCTGATCTCTCGCGTATTCTACGCACGCAATCTGGCTCACTTCGAGCATTGGCGCGCCAAGGGTGAGGGCAGCTTTGCCAAGCACGATGCCTTGGGTGATTTCTATCCTGCAATCATCGAGGCAATCGACCCTTTGGTTGAAGGGCATCAGGGCTTGCATGATCTGATCAACGCGATTCCCGCTCCCAAGGACGCGCCGCGTGACGCATTGAAGTGCTTTCAGGCTGATGTTGCGTGGATCGAAGAAAACCACGAAGCGATCTGCGGCGGCAATCGCGGCCTCGCAAACATGATCGATACAGTCACGGGCGTCTATCTTTCCGCAATCTACAGGCTGAGGTTCCTCCGATAATGCAGATCGACATCAATACCCTTGTCACTGTCTTAGCTTTTATCGGGAGCATCATCGGCGTCTGGACGACGCTGAGCAGCCGTCTCACGAAGCTGGAAACGCGCCTCCAATTCGGGGATGAGCGGTTCCAGTCTATTGACCGTCGTTTCGACGAGATGATGGTTCACCTCCGGCGCATCGAAGATCGATTGCAGCAAGTCGCGGATCGTGGTCAATAAGCGCTTTCTCGTCCTGATCGCAGTAGGATGGTCTAGCATGGTGGTCGCGCAGACCACCACTAACTACAACACGACGACCACGTCGACGAACACAAACAACAATATCCAGTCTGGCACGGCGACGAACATTAACGTCAACACCGACACGTCCACCAGCACGATTAATCAGACTGTTAATAGCACCACGACCAGCACGGTTATACGAACCGTAACTTCAACGACAGCACGTCCACCAGCACGTCGACATCGACGAACCTGAACACAAACGTATCGACCAGCGAGAGCGTCAATACGAATATCAACGACAGCCGCTCGGTTAGCACAAATGTGAACCAGAATACGTCGACCAGCTCGTCGACATCTGAGAACACGAACATCAACCAGAACAACAACGTCAACGTCTCGGATAGCAAGAGCTACAGCGAAAGCCAGTCTAACCAGAGCGTGACGCAGAAGATCACCTCTCCGCCGCCCTCAGCAATCGCTCCAAGCATGATGAGCTATAGCCAAGATCTTTGCACCACAGGCGTCTCTGGGGCCGTCCAGACGCAGATTCTGGGTATCTCTGGGGGTAAGACCATCCGTGACAAGAACTGCGAAGCCCTGAAGCTCAGCAAGACGCTGTACGACATGGGCATGCGCGTGGCTGCCGTGTCACTGCTGTGTCAGGACAAGCGGGTATTTGACGCCATGAAGATGGCTGGCACACCGTGTCCGTATGAGGGCAAGATCGGCAAAGAGGCGGCAGCGGCATGGCAAGAAAAAGAAGCCTCCTCCTCGCAGCGCTGATCGCGTGGCCTGTCTGGGCGCAGGACTATAACCCGACGCTAATCCCGCCGCAGCTTCTCGGATCGCCACAGACGATGATCCCGCTGAATGGGGGCGACGACAGCACGCGGGTGGTGCAGTTCGCGTTCCCGTTTGAGTATTATGGCCAGACTTTCA